ACCGGATTGACGCAGCGGTTCCTTTTGAGGAGTTGAGTCCCCCGATGGGTTGTTGCGAAATTTGCGGTAAGGACTCGTCCGGTTGCGAGTGTTTCGGCAAGACCGAGCCGGTGAACGAAACCGACGCGAACGTTGTTGACGTTGAAGTATCTCCTGAGCCGGAGCCAGCCCCAGAGCCTATTGCAGGCCCGCTCAGCATATACCGAGAGGAGCGCTGGCTCCGACTTGAGAAACGAGGCTACGTGTGGGTTCCCAAAAAGAACAGGGCCAATTTGGGCCACCCGACTAAGGGGACCGTGGCCCAACCGGAAAAAGGAGACCCCGGATTTGTGGAAGATACGGCAGGAGAATGACGCCGAGGCTCTCAGGGCTGTCTTCGAGTATTGGCAGCGAGAGCAGTTAGGGACTGAAAGGTTCGGCTTTGACGTACAGGTCGATAGCGTGATAGCCGAGCTACAGACCCTGATTGATGTTGTTGGTGCGGTAGTCTTTGTTCTTGAGGACCGCAAGGGCATAGCCGGGTTACTGGCAGTGTTTGTGACTGATAGCCCGTATGGCGATCAGAAGACGGCGTTCGAGAAATACTGGTTTGTGCGGCCAAAGGCCAGAAGGCATGGCTTACGGCTGTTGAAGCACGCGAAGCAGTGGGCTGTTGGAAACGGATGCTCTCATTTCGTTATGACGGCGTCCAATATGGCTTCTGATATGCACGATAAGACGTGTCGGGTATACGAAAGGCTTGGATTTAAGTTGTTTGAAACCAGCTACATTAAGGAGTTGTGAAATGGCTTTTGTATCTACTGCTATCGCTATGATTGCCGCCGCCGGGGCCGCTGCTGGCAGCTCAGAAGAGAGTCGCAAGTCTGCGAGTAAGACCGCGAGTAAGGGCAGAAGGCTTGCCCTCCTGCAAATGGCCCGGCAACCGGAGCCCTCATCCACAGTTCGGGGCAGCGGTACGAGTGCCCGCAGAAGAACGCTCGGGCAGCGTGGGAGTCGTGAAGAGTCCATACGCGCCGGGATAGCAAATGCGCTCAAGATTCGGTTGGGGAATTAGCATGGTTGGCAAAGACCTTATTGACAAACTGTTGGGCAGGTACGATTCCGCCAAGACATCGCGGTCCAAGTACGAGAACACCTTGCACCAATTGGGTAAATATTGCTGGCCCAAGATGCAGGATATTGTCCACACCGAGAAGGACGATGACGGCCAAACCATACGGACTGTAGATATTTACGACACGACGGCTATCACGGCCTCAAAACGAGAGACTACCGGGATAATCGCCAACCTGATGCCCGTTGGCGTCAAGATGTTCGAATTCGCTGCCGAAGACCAGCAGATGAACGAAGACTCAAGGACCAAGGAAGACCTTTCCAGGGCCACGAGCGCGGTCCACAAGGTTCTCTGGCGGAGCAACTTTATAGGGCAAGTAACCAATTTGGTGCGGTCGATGGTGGTTTTCACGCTCGGCGCTATTTCGATGGACAGGGTCAAGGGCCGGTGGGTGTTCAAGTTCTATCATATCAAGGACATCTTTTTCGAGAAAGACCACATAGGCGACATCGACACTGTGTTTCGGAGATTCTTCTATACCGCGCGTCAGGCAAGGCAGGCTTACAAGGGAGACCTTGGCCCGACCATAGAGGCCGACCTTAAAGATGAGGGAACGAAGCGATCCAACCACCATGAGTTCGTACACATAGTCTACCCTAACGAGGACTACGATGCCAAGATAGGCTCGAAGAAATTCGCATCGCTGGTAATCAACGTCAAGGACAAGGTCGTTGTCCAGGAGGGCGGTCTGAGTTCCATGAAGTACAAAATCGTCATGTTCGGCGAGAACGACGACGGCGATATGGGAGACGGCCCATCTACGGACATCTTACCCGAAGTCAAGATGGTTAATGCGATGCGTAAGACGTTAATCGTTGCCGCACAGAAGAATTCCGACCCGTCGATGATAGTCGAAGACGACGGTGTGGTGGGCCAGCCCGATACAAGTGGCGGCGGATTGATTGTAGTGCGTGCGGGTGCGGAGTTTCCGCGTCCGTGGATTTCCGGGGCACGTCTGGAAGTCAACGACGCTATGGTCGAGAGTTCCCGGCAGGATATCAGGGAAGCATTCTTGAACGACGTATTCGACGCAATGAAGTTCCACCGCCGGGAAACGAAGGCTGAGCTTAAAGAGGCAGAAATTCTCGCAAGGGTAGAGGAGGGCTTTATGGTTCTGGCCCCCTTAGTGGCGGCGATACAGAGAGACCTGCTCGATCCGATGATCCTCGAAATTCTCGACAAGCTATCGGAAGAGGAGTTGGGCGGCGCTAACATATCCGAGATTGAGACCAAGATAGTCTATCAGGGCAGGCTGGCCCTGGCAATGAGTTCGATGGAGACCAACGCTATCGAGACCGTTATCGCCAAGTGGGGGCCGATAGATGAGGTCTATCAGGTATTTGACAATCTCGACATGGACGATTCATTCAAGACTTCCGCGTTAAACACCGGCGTTCCGGCGGCGTTAATCAGGGACTGGGATGACGTACTTGAGATGAGAGCGGACAGGAACGCTCCGGCAGCAGCCGCCGCCGAGGCGCAAGTCGCCGTGGACGCATCGACCGCACTAAAGAATGTGGCGCAGATATGAGCATAAACAAAGAGCTTGAAGATTTGAAAACGGCCTATGCCCGTCTGTTCGATACCGACGACGGCAAGTTGGTATGGGATGACTTGCGGAAGGCTTGCGGGCAGGATCATACATCTATGCCCTCCGGCGACAATCCCAATGCGTTAACCATAGCTTTCAACGAAGGCAAAAGACGAGTGTTTTTACGAATACAGAGTATGCGAAAGGAATCACAATGAGCGAATGGATGTCAGACGACGGGACTTTCGGTGCTATGGACACTGCACCGGAAGCGGTAAGAGAATTGGCCGAGAGAAAGGGCTACAAAAGTATAGGGGACTTTGCGGACGCCTACAATAACGCGGAAAAGAAGATCGGCGTCAACCCCGACAACTTAGTGGTCTGGGACGACAAAGACCTTTCCTCTATCCACGAAAGACTTGGCAAACCCAAAACGTCCGCAGAGTACGCAATTGATTTCAAGAGCGACGTGTTGGCAAAGGAAAGGTTGGAGAAATTCAAGGAGTTTGCCCACAAAGAGCTAAACATGAGTCAGGCAAACTTCAATAAACTTGCCCGGTTCGAGCATGACGCCATTACGTCTATTCTGGACGCCCAGAAGCAAGCCGACGAAGCAGCCGAAAAGGAATATACGGACGCTCAGGCGAAGACAATCGTCGCTCTAAAAGACGATTGGGGCATTAAAACTGATGAGGAGTTTAGGGTCAAGATAGTTGAGTTAAAAAAGAGAGCCGAAGAAATTGGCATTTTGAAGGCGTTTGAGGAATTAGGATTATCTGACAACCCTATTGCTTTGAATGTAGTGAAGACTATTGACGATAACGTGGCCGACACAGCGCTCCCGGTGTCCGGCAGTACGGAAGAAGAGGTTAAGGGCGCTGCAAGAGTGAATGAAATCGTCAACGATCCGGCATTCATAGACAGAATGCACCCGAACCATGAAGCGATAATGAAGGAGTACAACACACTATTCGGCATAAAATAGGCACCGGATTGTCCGGTGTATAACCACAGGCCCATGTGAGCCCGTTTCAAACGGACACCTCTGTTTTGGATACCCTGAACAACGTTTGAAATGAGGTGAAACATGACAACTCAATATGGTAACGTGAACGATACATCCGGCTACACGGAGGCGTTCATACAAGCATACAATGCCGGTTACACGCAAGTCCTGCAAGAGATGAGGGATGTGTACGCCGGTTCGGTGCGCCCGGATAAGTTGAAGGGCGAAAACCAGGCGTATGACTTCCTTGGCACCATCGACCTGGTGGAAAAGCAAACGCGATTTGAAGACATTCCCATTGACGACATGACCCACAACCGCAGGTGGATATATCCCCGGTGGTTCCGTAAGGGCATTTTCGTTGACAGGGAAGACGACATCGCCTTACACACCGATCCCACAAGCGGCTACATCCGGGCGCTGGCCAAGGGTGTAATCAGAACCAAAAACGATGTTATCTTTGCCGCGTTCGAGGGTAACGTTAGGGGCGGCAAGCAACCCGGCGACGATACCTTTGCGTTCAACGACGCTATTTGGAGTGCTGCGTCGGAAGGCGGGAGAACCATTGTCCACGATACCACCGACGCATTCGCCGTTGGCGGTCCCTCGACCGGCCTTACTATCGAGAAACTGATCTTGGCCCGCGAAGCCCTGGTGACGTTGAAGAATGACGGCAACCAGATGTTCAATCTGGTATGTAGTCAGCGGCAGATTTCCCAGCTTCTGAGGCAGGCCGAGACCCAGAGCATCGACACCAACATGGTGCGGGCTTTGGCTAACGGCACGATCACGGAGTATGCCGGTTTCAGGTTCATTGTTGACTGGAACATTGCCGTTGGGTCCAGCAACGACATCGACGCCGACACCAATATCTACCCGTGCTACGCCTTCACTTCGGACGCGATCCTCTTCGCCCAGCATGAATCGCCTATATTCCGTGTGGAATGGTTGCCGCGTAAGCAGATATACATGATCGTCGGCAAGGTCGGTATGAACGCGATCCGTATGGACGAAGACAAGATCATCAAAATCGAGTGTATAGCATAAGGAGATAATCATGGCAGCTTTAACTACAGCAAATGGCGTTCAATCCACATTGAGAGCGGCCCTGGTCGCCGGGACCGCAGGAGTGGAAGGCTTTATGGACGGCGCAAATTTCGTTGGCACCAAGCTAAGGGTGTGTTTGGACACCTACGCAATGGCGTCCACGGATACGGCGGCAGCGGGCATGGTCTGCACGATAGGTCGTGTCCCCAAGGGCGGAACTGTTCTTGGCTTCATGGTGTATAATGAGGCTAATTCCGCTGCTACCACAGCGGACCTTCAGCTTGTCGATAGCGACGGCAACATCACTACGGCGACGGCTTCTGAGGCGTGGACGAGTTGGAACGCTGCGAATCAACAGTGGATTCCAGCGCTCGAAGCGGTCGTTGCCGCCGGTGGGTTGGATGAAGAGCATACGGTTACGGTGACAACCGCTGCTGCAACATGGGCCGCAAGCATCAGTATTGCAGTGGCTACTGTATATGTTTTGGAAGATTAACCCGGCAAACTCGATGAGGGGACCGTCAATATGGGCGGTCCCCTACGAGTGTGAAAGGTTCACAAGATGGCACTTTCGGATACTGAGGACATCTACAATATAGCCTTGGGCCTTATCGGTGAATACGAGGTTGAGGAAGGCAAGACTTCCACCAAGCAGTACAATCTATGTTCGCGGTTTTACGACAGGGCAAGGAAGGAAGTCTTGTCAATTCACCCGTGGAACGAGGCTAAGAAACGCGCGATCATCCTTGAGGACACCACTGCGCCGCTGTTCACTTCCCAGAACAACTACGGGGCAAGCACTGCGAAGCGATACGCCCGGCCCGACGATGCCATATTGCTATTGAGTATCAACGAGGACGTTCAGCACTGGGAAGACGAGGGCGGGTGGATCATCACGAACCACTACAGATCGCCCATATCTTACAGCGAAGCCGAAGTTGACTATATTGCCGGGCAGTACGTTACCTATAGTGACGTGACTTATCTGGTGGATACTTCGTTCACGTCGGACGATTGGACTACCGATCTGGCTTCCTACATGACAACCCAGACTTAT